GTACTGGTCTATGATGCATAGATTGAATCAAGGCCGAGTAAATGTAAGGCAACTGCAAAAGCAATTAGGAGATGAGGAAGAATGAAGGTAGTTTACGGACACACTGATTCCATCTATTGTACTGTTGATTCAGTAGAGCAAGCAAAAAACGTGCTTGAGGAATTGAACGAACACGTTAGAAGTTATTTTCCAAACCTGCTAGAGTTGAATGAGCATCCAGTCGTCATAGAGTTTGAGAAATACTTTGAGAGTCTAGGTGTCGGAGCGACGAAGAACAGGAACGCTGGTCTGATTACTTGGAAGGATGGTAAGTTCTTGGATGAGAAGGAATTCGTGATGACGGGGTTTACTGCTAAGAGATTATCAGAAACCAAACTTGCGAAGGATACTCAGTTGGCTGTGCTGAACATGTGGGTCGAGAATAATACTGAACAAGAAATAGCGGATTTTTTGAGAGATAGATATAATCAAGTTTTATCAGGACAGATTCCGATTAGTGAAGTATTGAAGCGTAGTCGATATAGAGAGGCTAGGTTTTCAGTCAAGTGTGGTAACTGCAAGAGGAAGAAGACATTGGATGAGTTGACCAGAGGGCCATGTTGCAACAACATGAACCTACAGACTCTTGAGGGCAAGAGGCCAACAGTTGGTGCTGGTGTCGAGGGAGTCGTTTACTACAACAGTGTGAACAAGATTCCCATCGAGGACTCGTATCTGTTCCTCAGAGTCAAGGAGAATCATCTGAACTATTGGCATCCCATCAAGCAGGATTACGTCAAGCCAAACTATGTGGCAGGTTTGACTGAGGCTGACTTCGCTGTGTATCAGGCTGATTGGGCGCACTATGCTGATTCAGTCATCAAGAAGGCAGAGCCAGTTTTCAGGGCGATGGGCTGGGACACAATGCAGATAAAGAGGGATTTGAGCCAAAGCACGTTGGGGGAGTGGTTCTGAACGGAGATGACATAGAACATTGGGGGCAAGACCATTTTGCTAGAATGGCCTTGTTTAGAACAATAGCGGCAGGACTGAACATCTTCCTGTCGTTAATATTGATAGCGAAAGTATTTGAGTTGATATAAATGGAAAAGATAAGAAATAGAGTTAAGGAATTGTTGATTGAAAGAGAATGGACTTTTGCAGACTTGCAAGACATGGAAGGTATTGTGAAAGAGTTTGCTGATATCCTAGAGAAGGAACTGGACTACGGCTTCATCGCTAGGATGTGTGAAGGAGAACCTATTGAAAGAATGTTGCAGGAAGCGGCAGACTCAGGAGATTATTATGCTCACGGCATCAGCACATTTGGTGGTTTATTCTACAGAGTAAGGCATAACTCATTGAAAAGTTATGTAGCACAATACCTGAAAGAAGAACTAATGAATGCGAATGTAAATTTTAATGGAGGAGATAAGAATGAGGTTCCCAAGGGAAGTGTGGGCAGGAAGCCATCTAAGAAACGCACCACAGATGAAAAGAAAGATAGTGAGGAGTAAGCAGGAATTCGTTGATTGGGTCAACACCTACAACGGTAGGATGAACTGCTACACGACAGTCTATGACTATGCTGATTTCACTGACAATGCGAAGGTGGATTCCTCTGTCGTAATCGATAGGATGTTCTTAGATTTCGATGCTCACGATGAGCCTCTTGAGAATGCATATCAGGATTTCCTAGCAGTCCACGATTACTTTGTTAGTAACAATATCAAGCATGATACAATATTCTCAGGGAAAGGATTTCACATCATCGCTTACGGTGAGGTGGCTGATGATATCCGAAGCGTTCAACGGTATTATACCGACTTGGCTAAACATTATCCTACGCTTGATAGAACTGGTATACAAACCAATAGACTTCGTAGGATTCCTAATACGATGAATCTTAGCACAGAAGAAGGGCTGTACTGTTACCATATCAATCCCAAACCATTTGGGAAGTTCATGCCAAATAGAATTAAAACGTATCTAACTTATTCTAGGGCTACTAAAATTGATTCTCCAACCGGAGATAAACTAATACGATGGCCGAAGGTAAAGCCAGTTGCAGTATCAGAGGTAGAGGTAGAAGTCCCTGAGTCATTAGGGACTCTACCCATACTTCCTTGCTTGCACAATGCCATTACTGTCGAGAACCCTAGTCACTATGCTAGGGTGTATCTGGTTCAGTGGTATCGTGACTTGCTGAGTCTTGGTGTGCGTGATGTGGACATGGATTCAAGGAAGCAAATCGCTGACAGGATAATGAAGGAACTCACGACCATTGCCAGTAATGATGAGATATGGTTGGATTGGGATGAGGCTAAAACGAAGAGCCATGTCGATTTCATCGTCAATCGTGGGTATCATGCTCCCGGTTGCAAGAACGTATTGATACCACAGGGATATTGTGTGGGAAAGTGTTGGAGGTATCACGATGAATAAGTTGGTGATTGATAGCAGAGAAGACTCGGACTTGACTGCCTATGTGATTGACAAGGCCACGAAGATGAACATTCCATATGAGAAGGAATGGTTGGAGATTGGTGACTATGTTTTCAATGACGTATGCTTTGAAGCCAAGTCGTCTTTCGACTTCCTACAGTCTGTGATGAACAAGAGACTGTGGAACCAACTAGACAACATGGACAGGGCATTCGACAACAACGTAGTGATAGTGTATGGTGACTTCAAGTCAGCATTCGATTCCTACAAGGCATACGGTCAAGGACACTTCAACACGGTGTCCAACAAGTTCCATGGAGCCATGGGCAAGATAATACTAGACTTGGACTCAAGCATACTATGGGTCAAAGATGCGAAGACTGCGGCACACATGATTTGCGTAGTCTGCAAGATGCAACCAATCGCTAGGGATGTGTACAATCCTAGACTGATTAAACAGAAGAGAATCAGCACTACTGATTTGAGATTAGATGTACTCACAACCATACCGGGAATAAGTGAGAAAAAAGCCAAACTACTCATTGATGAGTTTGGTTCTATCATGGAGATAGGAGAAACGCCACCATCGGAGATTGCTATGCTAGATGGGTTCGGTAAAGTGTTAGCAGAGAGAATCTATGAGTTATTGAACTCAGAGGACAAACAGGTGATATGAATGGAAATATATGATAATGATGAAGAAGACAGATTGTATTTTGAGCAACAGGAGAACACCGCTTCTTTTGCTCAGATGCAAAGAAGAACGCAAGCGTCGGTTCTACCGAAGGTAGTCGAGGCATACATGAGAAGTGCATCAGAGGTATCTCTGCACAATCCTGTTCCCTCGGCCATGTCCTTCTATGTGCTACTAGGACAGTTGTGCAAAGACATGGTAGCGATACCACATGGTAGGAGAATAGACGATACTAGGATACAGTTCCTATGGATGCAGACATCCGGTACTGGTAAGTCCACCCTATACGATTTCTTTGGGCCTGTATCAAAGTTGACGTTTGACCTAGTGAACCAGAAACACGGTACGCAGTTTGATATATTCTCAGTGAAGGATACTACTGATGCGGCACTGGTTGGTTCTATGGGAAGCGAGATTCAGGAAGAAGAAGATGAGAACGGTAATATGGTCAGAAGACAGGTTGCCATTCAAATCGATGGAGCGTTGGAAGGCGAAGGACTAGCCGCATACGATGAGTTTGAGTATTCAGGAGTGTTCAAGCAATCACAACACAAAGAGAACGTGGTGATGTATCTCAACACTTTTATGAATTCTCTACACGGTGAGAACTGGGTCATCACCAAGAAACTCAAGGAAGGAGACACTATTGAGTGTAGATGCCAACGGTCACTGTTTGCTACTACATACATACCGAAGACACTGACAGGAGTTATCGCTGAGAAGGGTGTGATTCAAAGATGTGCTATCTACATTCGTGAGGTTCCACAGACGATTCAAGACGAACTCCGTGATGCTATCTTGGAGGAAGTAGGCACTATCCGAAACAGGGATTTGCCTATCACCAAGTTCGCCAACAACTTCGTTAAGATGTACGAGGTATTGAAGCAACACTACGAGGAGAACGGAGAAGACCCGTTGTCCACGGTGAAGTTCGGTGATGGTGTCATAGATGCGCTGAAGAACGAGTCGTGGAAGATGAGGAACTACGTTACCAACAGTAGACCCGAAGTGTTTGAGATTGCGAGTAACTTCATCACTAGGTTGAATGGTACTCTCATTCGGATGGCTGTTCTTTCTGCGATAGCGGAAGCACCAAGCATAACGGATAAGTCGAAGAGATTCATCGTAACTGAGAGAAACGTGAGACAGGCTTCGTTCCTCGTAAGGCAATGCTATCAGTCACTAGTCTCTTGGTTGGACATGGCACTGAAAGTTCAGGCGAATGGATTGAAGGACAGGGCAAACCTAGCGATATTCAAGAAAACGTACAAGCAACTTCGCAAGGGAGATGACGATTGGGTGAACAAGACCGCAATGCTGGACTCCGTAAGGAAGGAAAGTCGCAAGGGACAAGCCACGGTTTATCGCTGGTTCAATGACTTAGGTGATAATTTTGAGACAAAGATGATAGGGCGAAGGGCTTATGTGCGGTTTAAGGAGGCAGAGGGTAATGAGTAGTATATTTGAGAACAAATATGTTGTTTTTAACACCAGTGATGGACCCAAGGTAATCCTAGAATCTCTGAATACCTACGGTGCTGACGGTTGGGAATTGGCTACGATGATAACCATAAATGATGGTCAGTACATTGTTGCTTATTTGAAGAAGGCCACTTTGATAGAGGCTCCCAACCCCGAACAAACTAAGCAAAGTAAGATTGCAGAGTTGTGGTCTGGTGATGAGGGCAAAGAATGAGCGTTTTAGCAATTGACTTGGAAACCAAGAATATGTCTCACGACATAGGCGGTTGGGGTAATACCCACATGTTCCAAGTGTCAACGGTATGCACATGGGATGGTGACAAGGGAACCATATACATTGACAAAGCAGTGGATGATTTGAAGAAGAGCAACATAGAAATCAAACCTCTGTCACAATTGAAGTTTGACTTGGATGACCATCTTGAGAAGGGAGGTACTCTGCTTGGACACAACATCGCTGGCTTTGACCTACCCGTATTGAAGAACGCAATGGACATTTACTGTATCAAGAAGTATCTGGACAACAAGGCATACATCGATACGAGTAGGATACTCAACAAGGAATACGGTGAGAGATACTCCCTATCGAATCTGGTACAGCATACTCTTGGCTCTGACAAGATGATGGAGAGCGCAATGGCTCCCGAAGTATGGAAGGCTGGTGGATACTCAGAGGTAGCAGATTACTGCTTGAAAGACTGCCAGTTGGTGTATGACCTTTGGCAACACGGCCAAAACAATAAAATGGTGAAGGGGTTCTCAATAGACCAAGAGGAAGTCCTCGATTTAGGAGTTGATTGGTAATGGCAACGGCATTGGAATGGGTGGCATGGACAGTATTTGTACTTGTGATTAGTCTACTTTTCTTCGCGGCATTCGGCGGTTCCAAGTATTCAGAGACCAACATAGAAGAGTACATGGACAAGTTGATTGCTGAGGAGATGGAACGTAGTGGCTCTCAAGGAAACATGTAAGTTCTGTGGAAAGGAAACTATTCCTATTCGCATACAAGGGCAGATAGTAGGCTCTCCTGTTAAGATGAAGATTTGGCAGTGTAGAGAATGTAAGGGGCTTTGGTCGGATTAATTTCCGGCCAAGGCTCCGCTTTTTTTATCGCAAAAATTGTGACTTTTACTAGTCGAATCCTCACGAATTCGTTCTGCATTAGGAATAAACTATTTTTTGTGTAAAAAGACCCACTTCCGAAGTTTAAATACGAATAAATGTGTGATTTTTCACATCCGAAACTGGTCGCGGCCCAGTCGAAAGTCTGCACTACACAACAAAAAATATTCACTTTTTATGGCAAAGTAAAATAACTAGTGGTGTAAATTCTACACCACATGGATGTCGGGAGGTTGACAACTTGGCTAATGATAAAGATAGGGATGGTAGTCTAGCGAAGTTGATGCGGAAACACCCTGACTGGGATTGGGATTATTGGATGGCGCAATGCACATGATACACACTACTAAAATAGAGTTTGATATTTATTACAATCAGGGACAAATCTACAGGGAGAAATGACAGTTGGACTATAGCCCTTTTCTTCCTGTCTACATATTGATGGGATTCTTTCTCTTCTGTGCCTCGTTTCTTCTAGTGAATGAGTTCAAGGAAATTGCCAAGTATTTCAGGAGTGAAGAACAATGATTGAGATTTTGGACATGGGGCTTCTGGATAATTTTAGAATCGAAGTACCCTTGAGTTTCTACACTCCCTACCTAGTAGTCCTCGCAAGCGGTCTAATCTCTTGGTTGGGCAGGTTGGACTACCTCGCTATGGAGTGGGCCAAAGGCGAGGCTCTCTAGGGTGGGGTAAAACGGTCATCTAGAAAACTAATTTACAATGGGGTTGCATTTTGGATTTACCGTTGAAGAAGGTCAGATTGAACCGCTTTCGTTGGTGGGATTGCGAGTTAATCTAGCCAAGATGGTTTCTCTGGAAGATTATTCATAGCCTCTTCGGGAGTATCGTAGTCATTGGGCAGGTCGAGAAGTGCTTGTCTGTATGTAGCCAACTCTTCTTTCTGTGCATCTGTCAATAATGAGTACGGTATTGCTAGTTGATACTTGTCCATCTTCAATAGTTCACTGTCTCTATGTCCTCTTACTTCTTCCCAATCCATAATATCACCTATGCGTCATAGTGAATCCATAACACAGCAACCACTTCATGTATCGTATTTGAGGCATTGGCATGTCTCTTGAATCCTATTGCATCATTTGCCGAAAAAGCAAAAGGAGTTGATAACTCAACGGTTTTTACTCTCTGGTTAGCATTGGAAGTTCCTACTAGAGTATCCATTGTAACAACGATATCCTTAGTAGCAACATCGGCTGTTCCGTTAGCATGTCTTCTAATTCTCCATGTGTCACTCTTAGTACTGCTAGTGCTTAATGTGCCTCCGTAGTAATGGAAAGTCACAGCCATCACCTTACCTGCTCTTGGCATAGCCATACCATTTGGACTGCTAGTACCCGCACCACCTACAGGCATTCTCATGTCTATATTGCTTGTTCCCATATTGTCCCTTTGGAAATACAAAGGCCAGTATAGATTGTAATTGTTAGCACTCGTAGAAG